GAGGGGGGGTAGGGCTTGGGATTCTCTGTATATATATAAGGGTACCCATGCCAGAAATTCACATGTAAAGCGGGTTACATTTTCATGTGGGGTAGTTTCATGTACAGCTACGAACCAGCTAGGGGTTACATTGTAACTGGGGGGTGGTTACATTGTAACTCATGACATGATCTTGGTGATATTCCCAGATACGGCACATGTTCTTTTTACGAGGTGTGACGAGGGGGAGCGGGCTGTTAAGTCCCGCGACGATTTCCCGACGTTACGCCTCTTACCATACTTCTTATGATACATGTCTTGTTCTTGTACATGTTCTTGTTCTTGTACATGTAACCACATGAAGACAGGAGATCCCCTACATGGATCTCCCATGTGGTCACATGTCATGTTACATGTCTTATTTTTCTTTTTTTCGTTCTTTTTTTCTTTTACACTGCCCGGGACGGTGGTTTACCTATGATTTATGGGTAAAAAGGAGGTACAGTTATTGACAGTTCCTGCGTTTTGCGGTACGTTTGGTCCATACAAGGTGGCATGATGGTACAGGCAGATACAAAATATCATATGAAGTACGAGCTTCTGAGTGGCCGGGGCAGGATGACGGGCAGGTCAATGGATATCGCCCGCACGATACTGATGCAGCCGGAACTCAGCTACAGGGACGTTGCAAAGAAGTTCAATATCTCCAGGCAGAGGGTGGGGCAGATAGTCAGGAGGCTCGGCGTAGCCAGGAAGAGGAAACTCTATGAGGGCGCAGTCACAACAGGCCAAGACGAAGGCTAGGCAGGACGCTTTCCTGGCAGCCTACATACTGATAGGGTCCGTCAAGGGGGCGGCAGAGGCTGTCCCGGTGCCCAGGGTCACCGTTATGAAGTGGTCATCTGCCAATATCCAGGGCTTCAAGCAGCGTTACCTGGAAGCCCAGGAAGACTTCAGGGAATCCCTCCAGGACATGGCTGTAGAGAGGGTTAAAGGCCAGAAGCCGGGGGACAACCCCGTGCTGCTGATCACCCTGCTCAACGCCCACTGGCCCGAAAAGTACAGGCGCACGGGCTACCTTGCCGACAACTCGGCCAAGGAGATCATGGGCGAGTGGAAGAAGTGGGCCAGGGAAAATAAGAAGATCGCCAGGGAAGGCCTCCCCGAGGACAGGGAAAACGCAATAGAGCAGGCGGAGCAGATACTTGCCAGAAAATCCAAGCCCGGAACAGGCGAACCAGAGTAACGATGGATCACCTATAAGTGAGTACATCTTCTCACGGCTTGAGTTCCTGCCGACACCGTTACAGGCGCAGATACTTACGTCTAGGAAACGGTTTGTGCTTGTCGCAGGCGGTGAACAGGCAGGCAAGAGTATGGTCGCAAGCAAGTACCTCGTATCAAGGTTCCTTGAAACCGAGGAGCCGGGGCTGTACTGGCTGGTTGCGGCAGACTACGAGCGCACAAGGGCCGAGTTTGAGTACCTGACCGAGGACTTTGCGAGGCTGGGCATACTGGGCGAGGTCACCAAGAGGGTTGACCCCGGCAGGATAACACTCGCAGACGGTACCAAGATAGAGACAAAATCTGCCAAGGACCCCCGCACACTCGCAATGAGGGCACCCGACGGCATACTGGGGTGTGAAGCGTCACAGCTTGACCTCGACTCCTACTACAGGCTCAGGGGGAGGGTCGCCCCGAAAAGAGGCTGGCTGTTCCTGAGCGGCACATTTGAAGGCTCACTGGGGTGGTACCCCCAGCTATTTTCATCGTGGCAGGCAAAAGAGGGGGACGAGCAGTCCTTCTCCCTGCCGTCATATTCCAACTCGCACCTCTACCCGGAGGGAGCGGAAGACCCCGAGATACTCAAGCTCAAGACAATGGCCTCCGACGAGTTCTTCATGGAACGTATACAGGGCATCCCCTGCCCGCCTTCCGGGCTGGTGTTCGGGGAGTTCCGTGCCGATATCCACATAGACCACGAGATGGAGTACGTGAAGGGGGAACCAGTATATATATGGATGGACCCGGGCTATGCGGGCGCATACGCAGTCGAGGCAGCACAGGAGATCAACGGGCAGATATGCGTGTTTGACGAGGTGTACGAAAGAGGGCTTACCACCGAGGAGATGATAGATGTCGTCACCAGCAGGCCGTGGTGGCAGGATGTCCACTCAGGGGCGATAGACATCGCGGGCTACCAGCACCAGGCAATGTCAGCCCCCGCAGAGATGTGGATGGACAAGACAGGCATATACCTCGACGCACAGAAGGTGCGGATCAACGAGGGCACAGAGAGGCTCAAGGGCTTTATGAAGGCCGATGCCGTGGCTGGCAGGCCCAACATAGCATTCCACCCCAGGTGCAAGGGGATACTCTCTGAGTTCGGCGCAGTGCCCAGCCCCTTCGACGGGCAGACCCGTGCATACAGGTGGAAGTCCGACAGGGAAGGGAATATAGTGGGGGAAACCCCCGATGACAAGAACAACCACGCCGTCAAGGCGGTGATATACGGGCTCGTCAGCAGGTTCGGGTACGGGTTCGTAAACAACAAGGAATTTATAAAGGTAAAGAGGCACTGATATGCCAAGGCCAAGGCCGGAAGATATTATCGATAAGGTAGATGCACATTTCGATGCGACCAACACCCTGCGGGACAGGATGGACGCAGACCACCAGCTATACAAGCTGGACCCCTATGACGCAGGGGACGGCTACCAGAGCTATACGTCCAACGAACCCCAGACATATGCAGACAAGGTCATTTCGTGGCTTACCGCCGCAGACATGGTGGTGAGGATACCCCCCAACGGCAACCCCCGCAATACCAGGGAGGTCAATAACGACAAGGAGAGATTTATCATAGGGGCGCTCAAGTCGGCAGACGAGAGGCTGACAAGGCAGCTTGTGCCGTCCCTCAAGGGGCAGCTTGCATGGTACATCGCTCTCAGGGGATGGTATGCGGGCAGGGCGCTGCTTATAAAAAACCGTGACGGCGGGACTGTTATCGACGTAACCCCCTGGGACCCGATGCACACACACTGGGGGGTGGGAAGCGAAGGGCTTTCGTGGGCCTGCTACAGGATCAAGAAGACCAAGGACGAGATAGAGGCGCAGTACGGTGTCAGGCTGGGTGACGAGCGGATCGACGAGGACGGCGTTACCGTATATGACTACTACGACACCGAGTACAACACCGTCGTGATACCGGGGAGGTTCGTGAAGAAACGGACCCCGCACGGGTCGGAAGGCGCGGTCCCCGTGTTCATGGGGCCGGTGGGGGCAGCCCCGCTTGTGCAGTCGGCAGAATGGTCGTCGATAGAGGACACGCTGGAGGACTACGGCGAGTCCGTGTACAAGTCAACGAGGGATATATACGGCAAGCATAATTTCATGATGTCCGTCATGCTGGAACTGACGGCCCGAAGCCGCAAGCAGGGGCTGAAGGTACGCAGCCGTGACGGCACGAAGACACTTGAGGAAGACCCCTACAAGGAAGGCACCGAGGTATCGCTTGGGCAGGGAGAGGATGTGGAACCCCTTGGACTCATGGAGGCGGCAAGGGAGTCAGGCGCTTACATGGGCATGGTGTCGGGGGAACTCCAGAGAGGCTCCATACCGCACACGGTCTACGGGGAACTCCAGTTCCAGCTATCGGGGTTTGCGATAAACACCCTGAGGCAGGGAGTGGAGTCGGTACTCGTACCCCGTGTCGATGCGATGCAGAAAGCCTATACTCAGATAGCCAACCTCCTGTGCGACCAGTACCAGACGGGGTCGTTCAAGGCGGTGGAGCTTTCAGGGCAGGACAATAACAGGATGTACTTCTCGGAGAAGATAACCCCCGAGAAGATACGTGACGGCGGCGATCCCGAGATAAAACTCGTGACACGGCTGCCCGAAGACGAGATGTCACGGTACGGCATGGCGCAGATCGCGAGGGAAGGCGAGACACCGCTGTTGCCGGACCTCTGGATCAGGGACAATATCCTCGGGATACAGGACGCAGACCAGGTAGACGATGCGGTAAAAGAACAGATAGCGGAGCGCACAC